AAATAGTCAAGCAATAAATGATAGTTATTAACAATTAATTTATTAAGGTATTGAGAGATTGTGAGAGATTAAAAGCTATAAAGGGTCGACCCAGTTTCAAAAATTCTAGGTTGTTTAGCTTGAGATATGGCAAGGGTTTTAAAGGTATTGAAATATTGCTTTTAGTATTGGTAAGCTTGAGATTTTAAGAGATTGTGTGAGGATATTTGAATTAATTTTATAAAGCTTGATAATCTTGTTATCTCTGTAAACTAGGAAGATATTTAAAGCTATTTAAGTATAATAATTATATATAATCTCTATATATATATTTAGTTGCGAATTAGAATCATTATAAGGTAGGTACATATGTGCCATGGGGGGGTGGTGGGGGTATATATATAATGCTCATACAAAATACAGAGCTTTAGATGTAAACTAGATAGCCTCGCCCTGCTGTAAAGATTCGCATAAGACTTGCTATATTGCTGGACTGCCCCAGATAGACTTATATGCTTCACCCCCTGGAGAGTTGATATATATATTATACAGGTGCTTCTGCATTTGTCAACTCTAAATCAAAATAAATGTTGTCAACTAGATGTAAACTTGTTATAATGAATACATGAACAATAACTTTCTACCAACTAACTCAGAAAACAAACAAAGAAAACTAACAGACCAACAACAACACTTTCTAGCAGCCCTCGGTGGTGTAGCTAAAGGTAATATAAACCTAGCTCTAAAAGAAGCAGGGTATGCTGACAGTTCAAAGTCTAATGTTATAGATTCCCTAAAGGATGAAATAGTAGATGTTGCCACAAAGATTCTAGCAAAGTCAGCACCAATAGCCAGTCAGAAGTTAGTGGAGATATTAGAGAGTGATGACCCTATACCACAAGTCAATGCTAAACTACAAGCAGCACAGACATTGTTGGATAGAGTGGGTATTGCAAAACGAGATAAGCTTGATGTAACGCATACAGCAGCATCAGGCATATTCATTATACCTGCTAAAGAGAAATTAATAGATGCTAATGCAGAGGATATTGATATAGATGATGAAGAGAAATAGTTCGACTATTCCTTTTGGTTATAGATTAGGTGAAGATAATAAAACATTAGAGATTGTTGATAAAGAAGTATCAGCATTAAAAGAAATGAAGGATGGTGTTAAGTCAGGTGCTTTTAGTTTAAGAGGAGCAGTTGAAATATTAGAACATCAAACAGGAAGAAAATTATCAGCTATGGGTTTAAAGAAAATCATAGACAAAGATAAACCAGAACCTACTATAGAATCAAAAGGGTTGTTAAGTAAGAATGACTGACGAGAAACCAAAAAGACAATATAACTATGGCTATGCTCACAAAGCTAAGATGGCTTCAAGGAAAGCTGTCAAAGCTAAGGAGAAAGAAATAGCTAGATTAAAAAAGAACTTGGAGAATAAAACAAGAAGACTCCGAGATAAGAAAGAAACATTAAAGGTCGTACAAAATGCCGAAACGAATAAAGAAAGTAAAAAAGGTTTGGTCATCGAAGAAGACAAACTTGATACCTTACCTAGTCCTGTTAAAAAACTCATTGAAGAAGAAAAAGAAAGAGTAGTATTTAAACCTAACACAGGACCTCAAACAGATTTTCTAGCAGCCCCAGAACAAGATGTATTATATGGTGGTTCTGCTGGAGGTGGTAAATCGTATGCTATGTTAGTAGACCCATTACGATTTATGCACATTAAAGAACATAGAGCATTACTGTTAAGAAAGTCAATGCCTGAATTAAGAGAACTAATAGATAAATCTAGAGAGTTGTACCCTAAAGCTTTTAAGGGTGCAAAGTTTAGAGAAGTTGAAAAGATATGGAGATTCCCTTCAGGAGCTTCATTGGAGTTTGGTTACCTTGATAGAGATGCTGATGTTTATAGATACCAAGGACAATCATATACCTGGATAGGTATAGATGAGTTAACACAGTATCCAACAGAGTTCCCACTCCAATACTTGCAATCACGATTGAGAACAACAAACAATGATATACAATGCTACATTCGGTGTACTGCAAACCCTGGAGGAGTTGGAGGAAACTGGGTTAAGAAAAGGTATCTAGACCCAGCTCCACCAAATGAAAGTTTTACAGGTCAAGATAAGATAACAAGAAAATTTATACCAGCTAGATTAGAAGATAACCCATATCTATCTGAAGATGGTAAGTACGAGCAGATGTTACAATCATTACCTGCTGTACAAAGAAAACAATTACTAGAAGGTAACTGGGATGTTTCCGAAGGAGCTGCCTTTACAGAATTTGATTATGATAGTCATGTAATAGAACCTTTTGATTTACCTAAACATTGGGTGAGAGTAAAAGGAATTGACTATGGTTATGCAGCAGAATCAGCAGTAGTGTGGGCAGCAGTAGACCCAAGCGATGAAACATTAATTGTTTATAGAGAATTATATCAGAAAGGTTTAACAGGCGAAGACTTAGCTACTAGAATCTTTGAGTTTGAGAAAGAGGATAGACTATCTGTAAGTGGTGTGTTAGATGGAGCTGCGTGGGCAAGGACTGGTGCTACTGGTCCAACTGTAGGAGAAGTACTATCCAGAGCAGGACACAAGCTTAGAAGAGCTGATAAGAACAGAATACAAGGCAAGATACAAATACATGAGAGATTAAAATTAAACGACAAAGGTCGACCCAAGCTCCAGATATTTAAATCTTGCCCCAACTTAATAAGAGAAATACAATCTATACCTATTGACCCTAGTAGACCAGAGGATGTAGATACAAAAGCATCTGACCATGCTTACGATGCTCTAAGATATTTAGTTATGTCTAGACCTAGAGCAACTTCAGTATGGGAAGAAATGTCAAACAAAAAACGATGGACACCATCAGACCCAACATTTGGATATTAATATGAGAGATAAAATAAAAGAAAGTTTAATAGCACACGCAGAAGGACACATAAAAAAACATTCAGCTAATGTAGAGATATACTTAAATAACTCTATAGGTATTGGAGAACATTCTGATATATTAGAAACAATTGAAAAAGAATTACAGATGATAGCTAAGTATGATGACCAACTAGAAGTATTAAGGAAGTATTTCTAATGCCATTATATACTTTTAAAAATACTAAAACAAATGAAGAGTATGATGAAGTAATGAGCTATGAAGAGCTTCAAGAATATTTAAAACAAGAAGATATACATCAAGTATTTAAAATGAATATATACAGATACTCAGATGCTGGTGGAATCAAAGACCAATTTACTGACTGGGCTAAGGATGATAAGGTAAATGGTAAAGGAGATTTTAAACCTTATGGTAAAGGTAAAAAAGGATTTAGTAAAATGAAACAACAGCAGGAGGAGAAAAAAGGTAATGGTTAAGAAGAAGATTAAATTAAATACTAGAGCTACTAGAGAAATAGACAAGTATCCTCTAGTTTCTGTGTACTGGCTTGACATTTGCTCCGACAGCTCATGGCAATCTATTGAAGGTTGCAAGAAAGCAAAGCTGCCTATTTGTGTTACTAAAGGTCACTTATTAACTCAAACCAAAGGAGTGACTAGAATATTTGGAGATTATTCTTTGGCTGATGAGGAGTCAGGCAAGATTGAAGAGATTGGAAACAGCACGATTATCCCTAATAGTGTTATCGTGGAAATCAAGAAAATAGTTGACAAGAGGTAATAATAACTGTATTATTATATTACTGCACAAATAATTTAAGGAATTATATATGGCTACTTACGACCAGATTAGAGAAGATTCAAATCCATCTATGGATGAAGCAAAAGAAGAAGAAGTAATTTCTAATCTTGTTGCTCAAATTAATTCTAGGTTTCAACAATGTGAAACTACTAGAGAAGATGATGAAGATAGATGGCTACAAGCTTTCCATAATTACAGAGGAAGATATTTTAAAAATGTAGCTTTCAGAGACCATGAGAAATCTAGAGTCTTTGTTAAAGTAACTAAAACAAAAGTACTAGCAGCATATGGTCAATTGATTGATGTATTGTTTGGTGCAAATAAATTTCCATTAACTATTCAAGAAACTAGAGTACCTGAAGGTATTGATGAGTATGCTCATTTAAATCCATTAAAAGAACAAATGGGTATGAATCAAAATGAAGAACCTACTCCAGGTATTGAAGGTAATATGGATTATACTCCTGGTGAACCTATCATGCAACAATCAAATGGTGGGTTAGGTTTTCCTGGTGATGGAAATGATTTAGCTCCTGGTGCAACTTTCGGTTCATTAAACAATGATGCTAACTTAGGTTCTTTAGAAAAAGAATATGAAGAAGCAGACTTAACTTCTGGACCAGCTCCAAGTCCTGAGATGCCTCAGATTAAACCTGCACAGATTGCAGCTAGAAGATTAGAAAAATTAATCTTAGACCAAATAGAAGAATCAAATGGAAGTGTAGAATTAAGAAGTGCAATCTTTGAAGCTTGTCTACTTGGAACAGGAATTATCAAAGGACCTTTTACTTATAATAAAACTTTACATAAGTATACTGATACTGGTAATGGTAGAGAGTATGCACCTGAAACTGTTAAAGTTCCTAAAATGGAATTTGTTAGCATATGGGATTTTTATCCAGACCCTAATGCTAGAAACATGGAAGAAGCAGAATTTGTAATTCAAAGACATAGATTAAATAGAAACCAAGTTTTAGATTTAGCTAACAGACCTTTCTTTAACAAACAAGCAATCATGGATTGTGTAAGAATGGGTGCTAAGTATAATAAGAAATCTTGGGAAACAGATATAGATTTAGAAAAAAGTCAGTACCCTGATATTGAATCAAATAGATTTGAAGTATTAGAATACTGGGGAACAATAGATGCTATGAGTGCTAGAGAAGAAGGTCTAGAACTTGATGAGTCTATTGATGACATGGAAGAAGTTCAAGTTAATGTTTGGATGATTAGAGATAAAGTAATTCGAATTGTTCAAAATCCATTTAAACCTTTTAGAACTCCTTATCAATCTTTTGTATATGAAAAAAATCCATATACATTTTTTGGTATTGGTGTTCCAGAAAACATGGATGATGCACAACAGATTATGAATGGTCATGCAAGAATGGCAATTGATAACTTAGCATTAGCTGGTAATTTAATATTTGATGTTGATGAATCAGCACTAGCATCTAATCAAACTATGGAAGTATTTCCTGGTAAGATTTTTAAAAGACAAGCTGGTTCTCCTGGTCAATCAATCTATGGATTAAAGTTTCCAAATACTGCTGTAGAAAATATGCAGATGTTTGATAAGTTTAGACAACTTGCAGATGAATCTACAGGATTACCATCTTACTCACATGGACAAACAGGTGTTCAATCTATGACAAGAACAGCATCTGGTATGTCAATGCTTATGGGTGCAGCATCATTAAATATTAAAACAGTAATTAAAAATATTGATGACCAATTAATTAAACCTTTAGGTGAAGCATTGTTCCAATGGAATATGCAATTCTATGAAGGTGACTTACCAATACATGGTGACTTAGAAATTAAAGCAACAGGTTCTTCTAGTTTGATGAAGAAAGAAGTTAGAAGTCAAAGACTAACTATGTTCTTACAAACTGTACAGAATCCTGCTATTGCTCCATTTGTAAGAATGTCAGAAGTAATAAAAGAATTAGCTCACTCTTTAGATTTAGACCCAGCAGAGATTTTAAATACTAAAGATGAAGCAGAAATCTACGCAAAAATAATAGGACAACAAAATGCTAACAAAGGAACTAGCCCAGAAGCTCCTATCCCTGGTGAACTCGGAGCAATGGGTGGTGATGGAGGAGTACCTCCACAAACTCCAGGAGCAAACAACCCTGGAAATGGCGAAAGCCCAATCGGACCTGGTAATACACCAATGCCAGGGGAGATGGAATTTACTGGACAGACTGAAGAACCTGCCCAATAATGTAAGAGACATAGTAAAATAATATTAGTGTTGACTAATATAATTTATATTGCTATAATTAAGCAAGGAGTAAAATGAAAAAAGTAAAAGCAATTAAAATGGCTACAGGTGGATTAATGTCAATGCCACCTTATATCGCTAAACAAGATAAAACATCTGATGGTATTACACCTTATGATGTTAATACTCCTATGTCTGCTAGAAAAGGTTTACCTTCTAGAGCATTAGACAAATCAAGAACAAGATTTAATAAAGGTGGAGAAGCTTTCCCAGATTTAAGTGGTGATGGTGAAATAACACAAGAAGATATTTTGATAGGTAAAGGTGTGATTAAAAAAGCTAAAGGTGGAATAATGCAAAGAATGAAATTTGGTAGTGGTGAGTTATCAACAAAAGAATTAGTTGAAATGAGAAAAATGGAACAACTTGAAGCTATGCAAGATTCAGGTTTACCTTTAACTGATGAACAAAAACAAACATTAGAAGAATATAAAGCATCTAAAAGTGTTAAAGCACAAATGGCAATCGGTGGAGCAGTAACAGAAAAGTATACTAGACAAAGACCAGAGTATCAAGCATATGCTGAAGGTGATGTTGTTGAAGATGAAATGCCTGATGAAGATATGCCACCTATGGAAGAATTAAAAGTAGAAGAAGAATCTTTATTAGAACCAATGGGTATGGATAGTGAAATGCCTATGGATGATGAAGAAGATATTACTGATGAAGACTTAGAAGGTATGGATGCTATTATTGATACTTCAGCTTTATCAGATGAAGAAGAACAACTATTAGATGAAGCAGTTGAGATGCATCCAGAACTAGAAGCTATCATTCCTAAATTAGTTGCAACAGAATTTACAGATGATGGAGAAGTAGAAGGACCAGGAACAGGAACTTCAGACTCTATCCCAGCACTTTTATCAGATGGTGAATTTGTATTTACAGCCAAGGCAGTTAAAAATATTGGTGTAGACAAATTACGAAAGATGATGAAACAAGCAGAATCAGATTATGATGCTGGTATTCAATCTCAAGCAGAAGAGCAAGAGATAGTATAAAAGAATTTATAGAGAAAGGTAACTCTATGAATAGACAAGCTACCTTATAATAATTTTATTATAAGCCCTTGTAGTTTCGTTTTAAACAAAAACACCTGCCTTAGCTACCTTCAGTTAAGAAGCCCTAAAGGAGGATACGATGAGTAACAAAAACGAAGAAGGAAGACAAGAAGCCGAAGCAAACCCTTACAACAGAAAAAAATCTTGGCATACAGAAGATTCAATGCCACAAGATAGAACTTCTGCTGATGAAGGTTTGTTTGTGCCAAACCCTGAAAGTAATCAAGGTTTATCAAATGCTACTGCCGAAGGCAACCCAGATGATAATACTGAGAATACTGATGCAACAATGGATAAGGTTCAAGAGTCTGCATTAAATGTAGAATCTAACCCTTATACAAAAGTTGATTATAAGAAAAGATATGACGACCTAAAACGATATTATGATAGGAAGTTAGGTGAATGGAACAGCAAGGAAAGTGACCTTAAAGTTCAACTTAAAGAGAACAGACCTGTTTACCAACCACCAAAATCGAAAGAAGAGCTTGAAGCTTTTAAAAACGATTATCCTGACATTTATGGAGTTGTGGAAACTGTATCTCACTTACAATCGCAAAATGAAGTTAAGTCGTTACAAGACGAGTTAGAAAGTTTAAAGAAAGCAAATACTACTTTGCAACAAAAGGAAGCTGCACTTGAACTTTCAAAATATCATCCTGACTTTGAAGAAATAAAAGAGTCTGATGATTTTCATAACTGGGCAGATACTCAGCCAATGGAAATTAAAAACTGGATATATGAAAACAACTCTAATGGAGCATTAGCTGCACGAGCAATTGACTTGTATAAGAAGGACCGAGGACTTGGACTTGATAAAAAAACTATGAAGAGACAACCGAAGAATGAAGGTGCAGACTTGTTGGTTAAAACTAACGAACAAACTCAAGTACCTGAATCTAAAGAACCTTTCTTCAAAAGGTCTGATATTAAAAAATTATCAGACGAAGAGTTTATGAAATATGAAAAAGATATTTTAAAAGCTCAAAGAGAAGGTAGAATTATAGATTAATTCTATTTTCATTTTTATCAACAACTAAACAAAGGAGTAACTACAATGGCTAAATTCGCTGGTGGTTCAACATATAACTTTGGATTAGGTGTTTCAGGTCAAACTAATGGTTTTTTCATTCCTGAAATCTATTCAAAGAAAGTACAAATAGCTCTAAGAAAAGCTGCAGTAGCAGAAGCAATCTGTAACACAGACTACATGGGAGAAATCTCATCTTTCGGTGATACTGTTAACATTATCAAAGAGCCTCAAATCGCAGTAGCAGACTACACAAGAGGTCTGGCTGTAACATCAACTGACTTAACTGACCAAGAACTTGTTCTAACTGTAGACCAAGCTAAATCTTTTTCATTTAAGATTGATGACCTAGAGAAGAGATTCTCTCATATCAACTTCCAAGCTATAGCTTCAGACAATGCTGCTTATGCGTTAAGAGATGCAATGGATAGTAATATCTTAGCAGCTATTAATGCTGGTGCAACTGTAACTACAGGCATGGGAACTACTTCAACTCCAATTGATATTGGATTTGGAAGTGGTGAAGTTGACCCTCTAAACCAAATGGCATTAGCTGCTAAAGAATTAGATGAAGCTAACGCACCTGAAGATGGAAGATGGTTTGTCGCTGCACCTGAATGGTACAACGCACTTTCTAACTCTTCTTCTAAACTTTTATCAGTAGACTTTAATGCTGGTCAAGGTTCAATCAGAAATGGTTTAGTAGCATCTGGATTACTTAGAGGTTTCCAAATGTACAAATCAAACAACCTACCAACTAATGACTTATCTGGTGCTTCACCTGCTGGTTCAGCAACTGCACCTGTAGCTCTATTCGGTCACATGAGTTCAACTGCTGCTGCGTCAAGCATGAACAAAGTGGAAACTGTTAGAGACACAGGTACTTTCTCAGATATCGTTAGAGGTTTAATGGTATGGGGAAGAAAAGTATTAAGACCAGAAGTAGCTGGTAAAATTATCTACACAATAGATTAATTTTTAATACACTATTGGGTGGGGGTAGTAATATCCCCATCCTCTTATTAGGAGAATAATTATGATAGACAAAATTAAAATACAATTAAAATGTTTACTAGATGATGCTAAACACTTTTGGATGTTTCATAGAAAACTTTCATTAGGTATTATAGCAGGTCTTGTAATCTTATGGATATTAATATAGGAGACAACAATATGCCAATGAAAAAAGCAATGCCTGGTGGAAAAATAACAAACAAAGGCAAATACAAACATGGTGGAAAAGTTCATCGAAATAAAAAAGGTCATGGTGGAGTAATGACTATAGTACTTAAAAAAGATAAAACTAAGAAAAAATAATAATGGGTATAATGTCTTCACCTGCTTGGACTCGTAAAGAGGGTAAGTCTAAATCTGGAGGACTTAATGCTAAAGGTAGAGCTTCTTATAATAAAGGTCGAACTAAGACTGGTAAGAAAAGAAATCTAAAAGCACCAAGTAAGGTAGTCGGCAATAAAAGAAGAAAAAGTTTTTGTGCAAGGATGAAAGGTATGAAGAAAAAACTTACCTCTAAGAAAACTGCAAGAGACCCTAATTCAAGAATTAATAAATCACTAAGAGCATGGAACTGTTAAATGGCTAAAACTTATCTATCAATGACAAACGAACTACTGGTTGAAATTAATGAACCAGAAGTAACAACAGTATCAGGAGCATTAGGTATACAAAAGTTTGTATCTAATTGTGTTAACAGAGCTTACTTTGATATAGTAGATGCAGTAGATGAATGGTCTTGGTTAAAAACTGCAGCACCTCAAAATGATTATTATGGTAATACATTTGTTGAAACTGTAGCTGGACAAAGATGGTATCTAATGAAAGCTGGTTCAACTGATGTTGATACAGATTATGATTCAGTTAACTGGGATGATTTTACTTTAACAACAGAAGGTGTTACAGGTAAGTCTGCTCCACATACAATTAATAAATTATCATTTACAACTTTATCAGCATGGAGACAAAACTATGCTGCAAATGAAGAAGCAAGTAAAGCTAACACACAAACTTATGCAACACCAGTAAGAGTATTAAGAAGTTCAGATGGAAGAAGATTTGGATTATCTCCAATACCTGATGGTGTATATAGAATTTATTTCTTTGCTTATAATAGACCTGCTGAATTAACAAATGATACAGACAAAGTATTATTTCCTGAACAGTACAAACCAGTTTTACTAGCAAGAGCTAGATATTATATTTATCAATTTAAAGATAATATTGCACAATCGCAATTAGCTTTAGATGAATATAAAAAAGGATTACAAAATATGGCTGACCAATTAAACTCTCCTCAACCAGAGTATATGTCAGATGTAAGATTTACATATTTATATTAAGGAATAAACTATGCCAACTCAAGGAGCTTCTATTACAGTACAAGGTGGCTTGGATTTAATTTCAAGTTCTCATGCTTTATTTAGAACACCTGGAGCTGCAACTAAATTACAAAATTTTGAATCATCTACAACAGGTGGTTATAGAAGAATAAGTGGTTATCAAAAATTAGGTACTACAAGTGCAGTTATTCCTTCTGGTGTATCAACAGATATTATTCATGGTATAAAAGGATATGCTGATGGAGTTGTAGTAGCTCAAGCAGATGATTTATATTTTAGTACTACAGGTACTTCATATGTTAAAATAAATAAAGATACTTTTACAGTAGCTACTGGAACAGTTTCAATTAGTTCAGGTTCACCAACAGTAACAGGAACTAATACTGTCTTTACTTCTGAATTTATTGTAGGTGATGATATAAAAATTGATGGTAACTTTTATAAAGTATTATCTATTACAAGCAATACTGTTTTAACATTAGATACTAATGCTAATACTGGCAGTACACAAAATGGTTTAACTTTTTATAAAGGTGGTATTATATCAAGTGCTTTAGCTTCAGCAACTACAATACCTAGAACTAATCAAACTAATCTACAATTTACAAACTTTGAATCTTATGGACAAAATGGTACATTATATTTTGTAGATGGAAATAATCGTATTGGTGAATTTTTTATTGATAATAATAATAAATATCACTTTGAAGAATTACATAGGTCTTCTCCAGTAGGTTGTTCATTAATTGAAAGATATGCTGAAAGAATAGTAGTATCAGGACAAGCATCTAATCCTAGTTTAGTATATTATAGTACTAGATTAAAGCCTTATGATTTTGAAGGAGCATCTGCAGGATTTGTAGATGTAGGAGATATAGTAACAGGTATTAAAGTATTTAGAAACAGCTTAATTATATTTTGTAAAAATAGTATATATGAGTTGACAAACCTTGATTCTACACCTATAATCAAATCAGTAACTAAAAATATTGGTTGTATAAGTGGTAACTCAATTCAAGAGATAGGTGGAGATTTAATCTTCTTAGCACCTGATGGATTAAGAACAGTTGCTGGTACAGCTAGAATTGATGATGTCGAATTAAGTTCTATATCTAGAAAAATTTTACCTTTAGTAAATGATATAATTAATAACTTTGCTAATTACACTCTTTCTAGTATGGTAATTAGAGAAAGAAGTCAATACAGATTATTTTATTATCAATCTGGTCAAGCAGCTTCTGGACAAAAAGGAATTATAGGAACATTTAAATATAATGCAGAAGGGATTCCTTCATTTGAATGGAGTGAAACTAAAGGACTTCCTGTAAAATTTTGTACCTCAGATGTTAATAACAATGGTACAGAAACTTTATTTCATACAGATGAAACAGGTTATGTCTATCAACATGATACTGGCAACAGTTTTGATGGTTCAAATGTTGAAGCAGAATTTCAAACACCAGATATGGACTATGGTGATAATGGTTTAAGAAAAAGTTTATACAAAGTAAAAACTAATATTGAACCTGAAGGAACTCAAAACGATTTAAATTTAAGAATTAGATATGATTTTGAAAGTAGTGAAGTACCTCAGCCAGGAACTTTTGCTGTAGGTAATTTAAGTTCAGCTTCATTATTTGGTACAGCAGTATTTGGTACATCAGTATTTGGAGCATCTACATTACCAAGTAAAAGTATATTAGTAAATGGAAGTGGATTTTCTAATAACTTTAAATTTTTTAGTGATGATACTAATGCACCATATTCAGTAAATGGAATGTTTGTTTCATTCATAGCAGGAGGAAGAAGATAAATTATGGCAGGATATACTAGACAGAGTTCATTAAATAATGGTGATACTATTACAGCAGCTTTATTTAATAATGAATACAATCAATTACTAGCAGCATTTAATGCATCATCAGGACATAAACATGATGGTACTGCAGCAGAAGGTCCAGTCATTGCACTCATTGGAGATGCAGGTCTTACTACTCCTTTAAATAAAATTCAAATAGATACAACTAATGATGAAATAGGTTTTCATATTGATGTATCAGGTACATCTACAGAACAATTTAAATTATTAGATGGTGCAATTGTACCTATAACAACTAATGATATTGACTTAGGTTCTAGTTCTTTACAATTTAAAGATGCTTTCTTTGATGGTACAGTTACTTTAGATGGATTAACTATTGGTAGTGCTACAAATATTACAGATGTAGATACAGATTTAACTTCAGTATCAGCAAGTGATGATACCTTAGCTAGTGCTAAATCAATTAAAACATATGTTGATGCTCAGGTAGCAACAATTCCTGTAGGAGATATTACTTCAGTAGTTGCTGGTACTGGTATGACTGGTGGTGGAGTATCAGGTGATGTAACATTAAATGTTATAGGTGGTACAGGTATCGATGCTAATGCAAATGATATAGCAATTGATTCTACAGTTGTAACTTTAACTGGCTCACAAGTTTTAACTGGTAAAACTATTGATGTAGATAATAATACATTATCAAATGTTGAAGTAGATAATTTAAAATCAGGAGTACTAGATACAGATTTAGCTTCAGTTGCTACAGGTGATACTACACTTGCTTCAGCAAAAGCTATTAAATCTTATGTAGATACTCAAGTTGCAACAATACCTGTTGGTGATATTACTGAAGTTATTGCTGGAACAGGTTTATCTGGAGGAGCTGCAAGTGGAGCTGCAACTTTAAATATAGATACTGCAACTACAGTTGATGTATCAACAGCACAAACTTTAACAAATAAAATTTTAACAAGTCCAGTATTAAATACTTCTATTAGTGGTACAGCATTTAAAGATGAAGATAATATGTCATCTGATTCTGCTACATCAGTTGCTTCTCAACAATCTATTAAAGCTTATGTTGATGCACAAGTTGCTACAGTTCCAACTGGAGATATTACTGAAGTTGTAGCTGGTACAGGTTTATCAGGTGGTGGTACATCTGGTGCAGTAACTTTAAATGCAGATGTTACAGGTTCAAGTACAACTACATTTACAAATAAAACTATAGATGCAGATGGTACTGGTAACTCAATTACAAATATTGAAGATGCTAATATTAAATCTGCTGCAGCTATTGATGCTACAAAGATAGCAGATGGTAGTGTTACAAGTACAGAGTTTCAATTTATTAATAGTTTA